TAATACAAGCAAGGATACAACATGCAGCAAGAAACAGAGCAAGCGAGTGATACAGCAGTTGAAGTAGCACAAGCTGATGGTCGTGATTTTGTAACACAAGAAGACGTTGAAAAGGTATCTGAAACTTCTGATCGACCTGAGTGGCTACCAGAGAAATTTAATAGTCCAGAAGATTTAGCAAAGTCTTATAATGAGCTATCTCAAAAACTTGGTAGTAAAGATGAAGATATTAGAAATCAAATAATAGAAGAAATACAAGCAGAGGCTTTTTCTGAAAGACCTGAAAAAGCTGGTGATTATCAATTACCAGAAATGGTTGATGAAGAAATGGCTGTTGATAATGAACTCCTTCAATGGTGGTCAGATCATTCTTTTGAAAATGGTTATAGCCAAGAAGAGTTTCAAAAAGGCATAGAAATGTATGCTCAGGCAATTAATGGAACTGAACCTGATTTAGAAGCTGAGAGTGCTAAACTTGGAGATAGTGCTGAAGATCGTATTCAGGCAGCATCACTTTGGGCAAATAATTTTTTTCCAGAAGAAACTATACCAGCAATAGAGCGTTTATGTGAAACATCTGAAGGTATTGTAGCGTTAGAAGCTATAATGGAAAAAATGAAAGATGGTTCATTTGGTGGAGATACTCAACCTACTGCTGGTTTATCTGAAGCTCAACTTAGAGAAATGATGTCAGACTCTAGGTATCATGGATATAACAAGGACGCAGAATTTGTTAAACAAGTTGATGAAGGCTGGAAACAACTTTACAGAGGTTAAGATTATTCAGAGGGGTCAGTATTATCTGACTCCTTTTCAACCTTATCATATTGATGAAGTTGTAGATAATCTAAGTTCTGAAAATATAGAAGAGCTTGCTTTGCTTGGTTATACGAACATACGCAAAGCAATAACTGATATGTATGAAACATCTGAATGTTATATAGCTAGAAAACAGGGGGAAACTTTTCTTGCTGTTGGTGGTCTTTGGTATCATGATGATCAAGATTGCCCACAAATGTTTGCAATGTTTTCTAATAATATAAAGAGATCGTTTATTGCTGCTGCTCGTGGTTCAAAGATGGTTGTAGATTTTTTTGATAAGACTCAACCAATGATGACTATGACTATTTTGCAAAGTAATGAGCTAATATTAAACTGGGCAGTATGGTTAGGTTTTGATCCTGTAGGTTTTATAGAACAAAGAAATCACAAGTATGTTGAATTTGTGCGTTGCAATCCGAATAAAAATAATGTTAGCGATAAGATATTGCAGCCCGTAATACACTAAGAGGCCCGATAGGATACCCTTGTTGAAGTGATAAAGCGGACACCTGTTAGTAACCGTAACTTCAATAAGGAACTTATAAATGGCTAATACAATAGACACAGCCTTTATCAAACAGTTCGAAACAGAAGTTCACATGGCATATCAGCGTATGGGTTCTAAGCTACGGAACACAGTACGGACTGCTAATGTAACTGGATCAACTGTTAGATTTCAAAAGATTGGTACTGCGGAAGCAACTACTAAATCTCGTAATGGTAATGTAACTCCAATGGAGCTTGCACATACCAATGTAGAAGCAACAATGGCTGACTTCTTCGCTGCTGAGTACATCGATAAACTAGATGAACTCAAAACCAACATCAATGAGCGTCAAGCTGTAGCGCAATCTGCTGCTGCTGCTCTAGGTCGTAAGACTGATAGCTTACTAATTACAGCTATGGATGCTGGTGCTAACTCAACTCAAATTCATGATACAAGTTCTGCTGTTGAAAAAGCAGACTTATTGACTGTATTTGAAACATTTGGAACAGCTAATATTCCAGAGGATGGACAGCGTTATATCGCTATGCACCCAAAAGGTTTTGCTGATCTATTTAATATTAATGAGTTTGCATCATCTGACTTTGTTGGACCTCAAAACTTACCGTTTGCTGGTGGTATGACAATGAAAGAGTTCTTGGGTTTCAAGATTTTTTCAACTGCTGCTGTCGCTGCTGGTAAGAGTATGTGCTATCACACAACTGCTGTTGGCTTGGGTATCAACTCTGATGTTCAAACTGAAGTCAACTATGTTGCTGAGAAAGTATCTCACCTTGCAACATCTATGATGTCTATGGGTGCTGTTGTTATTGATGACAATGGTATCTATGAACTATTAGATAATAACTAGGAGGGTTAGAAAATGGCTTATAGTGCAAGTGGACTAACTCGTATTGGTGGTGATTCAAATGGTAGCTTGTGGCGATACACAACTACTGATGCCATCGCTACAGTAAATAATGCTGGTTACTTTAACGATGCAGCAAATATGCTTGCTATTCGTGATTTGATTGTAGTGCATGATACTAATGTACCAACTACAAATTTTGTAACAGTATTATCTAATACTGGTTCTGTTGTTGATGTTTCAGACGGCACTGCCGTTGCTGAAACTGATGGCGACTAATAAAGGGATGGGGGCTTCGGCCCCCATACTAACATGCCAACAATAGCTGATACCGCAGTCAAAATAGCATCTCGCGCATCCATCTTAATTGGTGGTGATGCGATTCAATCTTTTTCAGATGGAACAACAGAAGCAGATGTTTGTAATAATATCTACGAAGATGTTGCTCAATCTTGTTTAACAAGAACACGCTGGAGATTTGCAACAAATCAAGCTCAACTAAGTAGGCTTGTTGCTGCACCAACAGGACGTTTTGATGCAGCCTATCAACTTCCTTCTGATACATTGATGGTAAATGCAATTACTGTTCAAGACTTACCAATAAAATATGATGTTTACGGAAACAAAGCTTTCTGTAATGCAGACAGTGCTGATGTAGTAATTGCTGATTATATCTTTCGAGTAGGTGAAGAGAACTGGCCTCCATATTTTATTCTTGGTGTTGAGTTTTTTTTAGCTAGTATACTTGCTATTTCTGTTGCTCGTGATGGGCAATTAGGTGCAGCAATGGAATTAAAAGCTGAACAGCAAATGAGAAAATCAAGAACACTTGATTCACAGCAGCAAACAACACGCAAGCTGAATACTTCGAGGTTTATTGCACAAAGGCGTAGCTAATGCAGAGAGTTAGAGTTCCAATTAATAGCTTTCAATTTGGTGAAGTCAGTGATTCTCTTTCAATGAGAGTAGATAGTCCTGTTTACGCTTCATCTGTTCAAACCTTACAGAACATGATTGTTATGCCAGAAGGTTCTGTAATTAAAAGAGATGGCGCAAAACATATGGCTAAGTATGGTGGAATTACTTTTGATGCTAGTAATCCAGAGCAATCTCATTTATTTCCTTTTATCTTTGATGAAAATGAAAAGTATATTGTTGCTATACAGCATGAAAAAATAAGAGTTCATCAAGTTAATGATACAACTTTAACTCAGCGTTTAAACACAACAACAGATATAAATGGCGCTACTCTTCCTTTTGATAAAGCGCATCTTCAAGAATATACTGTAGCTCAACTTGGAAATGATATGTTTATCTGTCATTATTTATTTGCTCCAAGAATATTACGCAGAACAAGCGCTACTAGTTTTCATGTAAGAACATTTGCTTTTGATCAAAGGGCTGATTCACTTGTTACCTTTCAGCCTTATTCTCGTTTTGCAGATGCAAATGTAAAGCTTGATCCAGAAGCAAGTAGTGGAAATGACGTTGATTTTAGTATTTACACTACAGATGGCACTACTGACGATACACATTATTTTAATTCAACGAATAGTTCTGGTGCTGGAAACTTAACTCTTGCGTCTGGTGCTACTGATGCTTTTGATAATGCTGTAGAAATAAGTGTTACATCTACTGGTAATATTAGTGGTGTAACATTTGTTTTTACTGGAACAGATCAAGACGGTGTAGCTGTTACTGATTTTACAGATGGTCCTAATAATGGCACTGTGCATATTCCTCGTATGTTTAAATCTATTTCAACTATTCATGCAAATGGTAATTTTAGCACTACTGTTAAAATTGGTCATACAAACAAAAGAGGAATTACATATTTAGATATTACAGGATCAAAATCAACAGCTCTTAGAACAGGCAATTATGCTAATTCAAAACATAAAGATATATTATTAAGGTATCATAAGAATGAATTAAAAATAGATACTGTTTATAATTCTAATCAATTTAGAGCAGATATTCTTGATTCACTTTCTACAAGATTAGAGATTGAAAATCCTCTTAGAGCTAATGATGGTAGTAATAAAGTTGAGGTAAGTCAGCCATCTCATGGTTTTGCTGTAGGTGATTCTATTACTGTATCTGAAGCAACTGCTCTTGGTGGAATAAATGCTTCAAATATTAATGGCGCTCGAACAATACATGAAATTATTGATGATAATACTTACAGCTTTACGGCTGCTGCTACTGCAAACTCTTCTGCTGATGGAGGTGGTTTTCCTAAGATTGAAAGTCATGCTCCGACAACTGATTTTGATGAGCAGTCTTTTTCTGATGTTAGAGGCTATCCTGCGGCGGTAGAGTTTCATCAAAACCGTTTGGTATTTGCTGGTACACTAGATGAGCCTGATACATTATTTTTTAGCAAGGTAGGTAGATTTTCTAATTTTGATATAGGAGATGCTGCTGATGATGATGCAATACAAGTTACTGCTGCTACTGGTGATGTAAATGAAATAAGGTATTTGGTTTCTAATAGAGATTTACAAATCTTTGCTGCTGCTGCTGAGTTATATATTCCTACATTTCAAAATCAACCACTTACACCAACTAACTTACAGATTAAAAAACAAACACCATTTGGTATTTCTCATGTTGAGCCAATAGAACTTGATGGAGCTACTTTATTTGTTCAACGCAATGGCAAGGTTGTTCGAGAGTATTTGTTTACAGATGGGGAAGATGCTTATACTTCTGTGCCTGTATCTAGCATAGCTTCACATATGATTGATACTCCAAGATATATGGCTGTTGTTCATAGCGGTTTTGGTCAACCAGATTCTTATGCGGCAATGACTACAACAGGTAATAATTTAATTGTATTTTCTTCGAACAGAGCTGAAAGAAAAGCATCTTGGGTACAGTTTAATACCGCAGGTAAATTTGGTTCTGTCTGTGCTATTGAAGATAGATTGTTTGCTGAGATTTACGATACGAGTGGTCAGCTTCATGTTTGCGAGTTTGCCCCCAAGTCAACTCAAAGTGTAGGTTTAGACATTTGGTTACACAATCTTATTTTAAGCAATGAGGTTGATGTAAGTGCTGCATATAATCAAAATGATGTTGTAGATGTTATCGCAACTGATGTTATTGATGGGTATCAGCAATACTTGGGGGCATTTACTGTTGATGCTAATGAAAAAATAGATTTATCTGCTCATTCTGGTTTAGGTCATACTTACGTTTATGTTGGTAAAAAGTTTGATTCTAAAATTATTACTAATGAAATAGATGCTTCTATGGGTGGTGGACCTGTAACTGGTGAAGTTCGAGGTATTGGTAGAGTTGTTCTTGATGTAAAAGATGCTTTTTCTTTGAAGGTAAATAATAAAAGCATATCTATTTCTAGCAAGACAAATCCAGATACACCAACCCAATCAATACTTGATCCATTAGTTGGCAAGAAGGAAATAAGGACAACAGGTTATACTCGTAGTCCTAAAGTTACAATCGAGCAATCAGAGCCATTACCACTACAGGTTAATGGCTTAGTCGTGGAGTTAATAGTTTAATGTCAGCAGAAATAATGATAGCATTAGCAGTTTTAAATGCTGGAGGTCAAATAATTAGCGGAATAAGTGAAAAGCAAGAGGCTCGATTAAATGCTTTTCAGTTTGGAACTGAAGATAAATTAAATAAAGTAACTGCAATGCAACAAGCTCAAGCAAGAAGGCAAGAGTATGATTTAGCAACTTCTGCTAATATTGCAGCGTTTGCTGCTACTGGTCGTGACATTACTACAGACAGAAGTGTTGAGGCTTTCTTAGAAAGACAAAAAGAAATAGTACGAAAAGATACATCAAGAATAGATCAGCAAGCTCAGTTTCAATCTATGAAAACGTCTTTAGGTCAAATGACAGAAAGAAGGCGTGGTCGAAATGCTTTATATTCTTCTTTATTTAGTGCTGCTGGTACTGCTGGCGAAACCATATACAGATTAGATAAAACAAAAGCTCCTGATGGAAGTGAGGATTAATGGCTGTAAGAAGACAAAGAACACAAGTTTTTAATCAGCCAGTAGGTATTGTTCAAACAAGAGCTGGTGGTTCTGACGTAGGTGCATCAATAAGTAATGCTGCTAGTAGTTTATCTCAGTTTGCTTACAGAGAGGCTGCTATTAATGCTGAAGAAACTGGTAAGAGGGCTGCTTTATCTCAGCCATCAGATAGAATTACTTCATTAAATCCTAAAACAAACCAACCAGAAGCTTTTACTCCTCCAACAAACTTTGGAACAATTGCTGCTAGATCATATCAAAATATGATTGATAGACGTTTTGAAGAATCTATTTTATCTGAGTTTGAAAGTGTTGGTAAAGAAATAGCAGAAACTTCTGACAGTGCTTTGATATATAAAGAGCGAATGGCTAAGTATATTGGAGCTATGTATGACGCTGAAGGTGAAGCTACACCTTATAGCACATTTATAAAAGAATCAGGTGATAATTATGTAGCTTCTACTTACTCTAATTTAGCAATAAAAGAAGCTGAAGATGCAAAAGAATCACTTATTAAAAGTGAGTTAAAAAACTTAT